TATTTGGAGCATAATCAACTAGGAGGTCTTATATATGAAAGATTTCTTTAAGAGAGTTTTGTTTTCAAACGTAAGTGAGCACGCATCTTCAACAACTGTTTCAGCTAATAGCACTAAGTTTCTAACAAGTGATATTTTGAAAACTTTTATGACAAAGTTAAAAGATACGTTTGCTTTGAAGTCACAATTAACATCATTGCAAAAGCGAGTTGGACAGCTTGAAAAGACAGTCAGTGAATTAGAAACTGATTTAAAGGATGCAGTATATTACAAAGAGTAGATTGATTTCTGCTCTTTTTTAGTTATTAAAAATATAAATAAAGATTGGTGGTGACAATAACTATGCCAAAACTTATTGATAAAGATGGAAATGAATTGCTTAATTTACAAATGTCCGCTGACGAACATTGGACTGGAAAGTACTGGATTGATGGCAAGAAAATCTATGAAAAAATTATTACATGGACTGGTTTAAATGTTGGTGTAAGTACAATCAATCATTCAATCAGTAATTTAAACGAGTTTATTGATTATGAAGTTACATGTACAAATGGCACTGATTTCTATAGATTTCCTGTTGTTTATTATGCAAATGGTAATAACGGAACATTCTATGCGACGTATTTCGTTTTGAATGTAGATAACATTCGTTTTGCTAACAACTATAGCTGGGCAAATTATAAATTTAAAGCAATTATTCGTTATACAAAAAACTAAAGGACATAAAATTGTCTGGAAAGGGTGATTAAATTGAAAGTAAAAAAATATGATTTTAATCAATGGTTGAAAGCTGCAGGTATTAGAGCAATCAAGACAGTTGCCCAAACAGCAGTAGCGTTAATTGGAACATCTACGGTCATGAATGAAGTCAATTGGGCAATGATCATCAGTGCAAGTTGCTTATCGGGGGTCGTTTCTATTCTAACAAGCGTTGCAGGGCTTCCAGAATTGGAAGAAATTGTAGATGAAAGTTAGGAGTGCAAGCATATGACAGAAGCAGTTGCAGTTGCTTTGATTTCTGGTCTATGTGTAGCTGTGCCTAGTGTAATCACTACAATGTTTTCAAACAATAAAGCCAACACATTAATGAACTATCGTATTGATGAATTAACAAAGAAAGTTGAAAAGCACAATAACGTAGTTGAACGTATGGCACTTCAAGAACGAGAAACAAAAGCAATTTGGAAAAGAATTGATGAAATCAAAGAAGAATTAGAGAAAGAGAGTGAATAGCTCTCTTTTATTGAATAACAACCAAAAAATCAAAAAAATGGTCGTTAAATGCTAATTAATGGAAGAAAAACGGAATTAATGAACAAAAAAGGAGATAATCAAAATGAATATTATTGAAAAAACTTACAAATGGAATGGAAAATTATCAAATAGAAAATCTACTAATAGAATTATCTTACATCATGCTGAATCAAAATCATGTACTGCAGATGATATTCATAGCTGGCATTTAGAAAATGGATGGGCAGGTATTGGGTATCATTTCTTTGTAAGAAAAGATGGATCTATTTATAGAGGTAGACCTGAAGGTGTTGTTGGATCACACGCTAAAGGTTCTAATAGTGATTCTATTGGTATTTGTTTTGAAGGTTCATACATGACAGAAACAATGAATCAAACTCAAATCAATGCTGGTAGAGAATTAGTAGCTTATTTAAAAAATAAGTATGGTATTTCTAAAGTCCAAAAACATAAAGATGTATGTTCTACTAATTGTCCAGGAACAAACTTTCCTTTTAATGAAATTGTAAATGGAACTGTTGCTCCAACGCCTACACCATCACCAACTCCTGCAGCTAAACCATCTACAAGTGGGAAAGCAACAGGAACATATGAAGTTACAGCTAGCGATCTATCAGTTAGAACTGGTCCTGGTACTAATTATCGTAGAAAAAGACATGATGAATTAACAGCTGATGGTAAAAAACATGATAAAGACAAAGATGGATGCCTTGAAAGAGGAACACGAGTAACTGTTTATGAATGGAAAAATGGATGGGCAAGAACGCCTAGTGGATGGCTATCAGGAGACTATTTAAGAAAAGTTTAA